AACTTCAAGACCTACGTGGTCACAACCGAAAGCAATGCTAAAAAGGCGCAGGGAGGAAAGCGTGTGATGTACGCAACCCACCATCCTTGTTGGGACGCAAAGAACAGACACGGCTTGCCCGATGAGATGGATCTCGATTTCAGTCTCATTCGCCACATCTTCGGTGAGAGCAAGCCGAAAACGCTCCCCGAGGAGACGATGAGCAAAATTATCCGCCTTTTGACAGAGGCAGAGATTGAAGAGGCAGAACTTCAGAAACTCGTAGCCGCCAAGGGACATTATCCCGAAAGTACACCCATTGACCTTTATTCCGAGGAATTCGTCAGCAGATGGCTCTTCCCGAACTGGGAGCGCATCGTTACCACCATTCATCATAACAACAGCTAATTAGGAGGAAAAATTATGTCTTATAACAATTACAACGCACCCGCACAGGATATGTGCATGGATTGGGATTCCGCCATTGAGACCGATGGTCAGGAGTTTATTATCCTTGAAGAGGGAGATTACAATTTTGAAATTACCGGATTTGAGCGCGGTCGTTTCCCCGGAAGCACTAAGATTCCTGCTTGTAACAAGGCTGCCATTACGGCTCTTGTAAGAACTGCAGAAGGAATTGCTACCGTCAAGTTTGACCTCATTCTTTACCGTAGCCTTGAGTGGAGAATCTCTGCATTCTTCCGTTGCATTGGTCAGAAGAAGCACGGCGAAAGACTCGTGATGGACTGGAACCGTGTTGTGGGTTCCAAGGGACGTGCACACTTCAAGCCTCGCAAGTACACCAATAACAATGGTGAGGAGAAGGTGGCGAACGATATCGAGCGTTTCATCGATTACGATCCCGCTTTCTTTAAGGATGAGGGTGGCTTTGTAACCCTCGGTCCCGATGACGAGATTCCGTTCTAAGGAGGAGACTCAATGATATCTCTCAGACCTTACCAGACTGAGGCGAGAGATGCGATTTTGCACGAATGGTCTGTGGGGAACAGGAAGACTCTTCTTGTTCTCCCCACAGGCTGTGGCAAAACGGTTGTCTTTTCTTCGGTCGTTCAAAATCGAGTAGAGCAAGGCGGTCGTGCTTTGATTATGGCACATCGCGGCGAGCTCTTGGAACAAGCAGCAGACAAGCTGAAAAAGACTTGTGGGCTTGATTCGGTTCTCGAAAAAGCAAGTAGTACATCAATCGGAAGTAACGTGCCTGTTACGATTGCCTCGGTGCAATCCTTGGCGCAACCCAAGCGCTTGGCACAGTTTGCTCACGATTATTTTACAGACATCATTGTGGATGAGGCACATCATTGTCTCTCCGATAGTTATCAGCGGGTTCTTGAACATTTCTCAAGCGCCAACATTCTCGGTGTTACCGCAACACCGGACCGTGGGGATCAACGAAATCTCGGAAAGTATTTTGACAGCAAGGCTTATGAATACAGCATGAGCCAAGCAATCAAGGAAGGACATCTGTGTCCTGTGAAAGCGCTCCTTATTCCTCTGAAACTCGATATCGGTCAGGTAGGACTTTCCAACGGAGATTACGCTGTTGGAGAACTTGGCTCGGCTCTTGATCCTTATCTCGACCAAATCGCACACGAGATGGTGAATCATTGTAAGGGCAGGAAGACTGTTGTATTTTTGCCGCTTGTGTCGATTTCTCAAAAGTTCTGTGCGTTATTGAATCGTTATGGTCTTAATGCTGCAGAGGTAAACGGCAACAGTGCGGATAGGGCAGAAATCCTGGACGATTTCTCACGCGGTCAGTATGACGTGCTTTGCAACAGTATGCTGCTGACGGAAGGTTGGGATTGCCCGGAGGTGGACTGTGTTGTCGTTCTTAGACCAACCAAAGTTAGAAGCCTTTATCAGCAGATGGTGGGACGCGGTATGCGAACAGCACCCAATAAGGATCATCTTCTCCTTCTTGATTTTCTGTGGATGACAGATCGCCACGATTTGTGCAGACCCTCAGCTCTTGTTTCTAAGGACGAGGAAATCACGAAGAAAATGGACGAGCGTTTCCTGGTGGCCGATGGTGAAGTAGATATTATCGAAGAGGAGGAAGAGGCTGTACGAAATGTTCTCCTTGAAAGAGAAGCGGCACTGGCGCGGGAGCTTGCACAGATGCGTAAACGCAAGCGTCAGCTTGTAGATCCGCTTCAGTATGCGATGTCAATCGCAGCAGAAGACCTAGCCAATTATGTGCCGACCTTTGCCTGGGAGATGGCACCGCCTTCGGAGAAGCAGTTACAGTTTCTCGAAAACAGAGGCATTTTCTCCGAGAGCGTTACAAACAGCGGTATGGCAAGTATGATCATCGACCGCCTCAAGCGTAGACAGGACGAAGGACTCTCGACTCCTAAGCAGATTCGTTTGCTTGAGCGTTACGGCTTTTTGCAGGTCGGCACTTGGAGATTTGATGATGCCAGCAAGATGATTTCGCGTCTTGCAATGAACAACTGGATGGTACCGCGAGGATTGGTGCCGTCAAAATTCAAGCCGTAAAGGAGCGTAGAAAATGAGCAATATTTTATCTGCTCTTGACCGAATAGATGTGGCGTCCCTCACATACCAGGAATGGATCAACGTGGGTATGGCACTTCACGCAGAAGGGCATCCATGCGAAGTATGGGACAGGTGGAGTCAAGCTGACCGCAGATATAAAAAGGGAGAGTGCGAACGAAAGTGGCGCACCTTCAAGGGGGCAGGCACACCGATTACCGGGGCAACGATTGTACAGATGGCAAAGGAACGCGGTTGGACGCCCTATGATGGAAACGGTGTGATGGATTGGTCGGATACCATTTCTTATGATGGAGATGATCTCACCCCATATACACAGGCTACGGAGAACTGGAACCCTGTCAAGGAACTTAGGACCTACCTTTCACTCCTTTTCGACGCTGACGATTTGGTCAGCTACGTTACTGAATCCTGGGAGGACAGTGATGGAAAATGGAAGCCTTCGAGCAAAGGCTACTATGACCGCACAGCGGGACAGCTCATTGCCTCCCTGGATAAATATCCCGATGACCTTGGCGCAACGATAGGTGACTGGCACAAGGAGGCGGGTGCTTGGATTCGCTTTAATCCAGTCAACGGGGAGGGTGTGAAGAACGAGCATATTACCAAATTTAAGTACGCATTGGTCGAGTCAGACAGTATGTCGATTGCCGACCAGGATGCGATGTATCGCAAGCTGGAGTTGCCGATTGCTTGCCTTGTACACAGCGGTGGTAAGAGCCTTCACGCTATCGTGAAGGTAGATGCCGAAGACTACAACGAGTACCGTAAGCGCGTAGAGTTTCTCTATGATTTCCTTGAAAAGAACGGTGTTGTAGTGGATAAGCAGAACCGCAATCCTTCCCGCCTGTCCCGCTTGCCCGGCGCCGATAGAAACGGCAATCACCAATACATTGTCGGTGAGAATATCGGCCGCAAGACCTGGGTCGAGTGGCTGGATTTCGTGGAAGGCGCTTCTGATGAACTTCCCGGTCTTGTATCTCTTGATGAGTATAAGGACAATCCGCCGAAGCTTCCTGATGAGCTAATTAAAGGTGTGCTTCGCTGCGGACATAAGATGCTGATTTCTGGTAGCAGTAAGGCTGGTAAGTCTTTCCTCCTGATGGAGTTGTGCATAGCGTTGGCTGAGGGTAAACCTTGGCTCGGCTTCCCGTGCAAACAGGGACGTGTTCTTTACGTTAACCTTGAAATCGATCCCGCTTCATGTATCAATCGTTTTATGAAGATATATGAGGCATTGCACCTGCCAATGAAGCATATGGACAACATCGTGATTTGGAATCTGCGAGGTTTTGCGGTCCCACTCGACAGATTGGTACCGAAACTCATCCGCCGTGTAAAGGACAGCGGATACAGCGCGGTTATCATTGACCCCATTTATAAGGTTATCACGGGAGATGAGAACAATGCCTCGGACATGGCTGCGTTCTGTAATCAGTTCGATAAGATTTGCGCCGAAACAGGCTGCGCTACGATTTACTGCCATCATCACAGTAAGGGTGCGCAGGGAGGCAAGAGAGCAATTGACCGTGCCTCCGGTAGTGGTGTGTTTGCACGTGACCCGGATGCACAGCTTGACATGATTCAGCTTGAGCTTGACGATGATTTGTCGAATAATGTCAGAGATGGAAACGCAACCGCCTGGAGAATGGAATCTAGCCTTCGTGAGTTCGAGAATTTCAAGCCGATCAACTTCTGGTTTGAGTACCCAATTCACCGCCTGGACAACTCCAATTTGGAAAAGGCAAATGCGGAAGGCTCGCCTCTTGCAAATCTCTCGAAGAGCAGTAAACGTACTACAAAGGAAGAACGCAGGAACTCGATAGATACTGCATTCGAGATTTGCGCCGAAAACGGCTTCACCCGTGTGTCGGATATCGCTGAGTACACGGGTCTTGATGAGAAGACAATTCGACGCTATTTAGGAGAATTTGATGATGCTTATGACAATGATCGGGGCATCGTAACACGCAAAAAGACGTCTTAAGAAACGGACAGACATAGGGAAAATCCCCTTTAACCGACATAAAGACAGACAAAGGCGGATTTCTCCTATGCCTATATGGTGAGCAAAGGCTTTATATAAGGATGTGTCCATCCCGCGTTGTCACGTGTGAGGAACAAAGGCTGCAAGCCTAGCCTTTGTACCCTCATCACTGACGATGACCCCAGCCGTTGTCCTCAAGTCAGAAAGGAACTAAAAAATGAATTTCTTTTTAGCAATGAACCCGCCCACTGTTACCGCACAGGAACGAAGGGTTAGGGTGGTAAACAATAAACCGATATTTTATGACCCGCCGCAAATCAAAGATGCGAAGGACCTGCTTTGCGGTCACTTAACGTCACAAAAACCTAAGGTACCCTATGACGGACCTCTTTCACTCCGTGTTATTTGGCTTTTCCCAAGAGGCAAGTCGCACAAGCATGGTGAGTGGCGCTCAACAAAGCCGGATACGGATAACTTGCAAAAGCTCCTCAAGGACTGTATGACACTTTGTGGCTTTTGGAAGGATGACGCCCAGGTCGCAAGAGAGATTATTGAAAAAAGGTGGTCGGACGAGCCTTGCGGGTTATATATCGAAATCGAAAAACTGTGAGGAGAGAAAATGACAGAAATACAAGCATATGAAAATCTCGCAAACGCAATTATTATTCAAGCCGCCAGAGATTATAAAAAGGCATATAAGAAGAGCCTCAAAAGGAGCGAATGCGAGGCTACAAAACAAGAGCTTGCTGAGCTTGAGAGCTTCTTTCGCTCCGAATGGTATCGTACTCTCACGAGTGTCGACGGTGAGCTTGTTATGGAAAAGCTTAGAAAGGTGTGTAGCAGATGAGAGCAAGAGAATATTTGAGTCAGGCTTACCGCCTTGAGCAACGGATCAACTCCGACATTGAAGAGGCGGCTAGCCTTCGCAGAATGGCAGCCAGTATTTCTTCTCCTTCCTGGGGAGAGAAATACGGAGGAACAAGACCGACAGACCCGCCTTTTGTAAGGAGCCTTATTAAGGTGATGGATCTTGAGGATAAAATCAACGATGAAATCGAGCTTCTTGTAAAGCTTAAGGCGGAATTAAGGGTGGTTATTGACGGGGTCAAAAACATGGATGAGCAGATAGTCCTACGTTATCGGTACCTACACAATTACACCTGGGAGCAAATCGCAAGAAAGCTCAGTGCGGGAGAACGCACGGTTCGAAGATGGCACAATAGTGCTTTGGAGCATGTGGTTGTTCCCGAGAATCCCACGATTATTTGAGGTGCGCCATGATAATCAAAAAGGGAGATGTATTCATGGCGGACTTAGGTTGGGGTGAAGGTTCCGAGCAGGGTGGCATTCGACCGGTTGTGGTTCTGCAGAATGACGTAGGTAACCGCTACAGCAACACCATCATCGTTGCACCGACCAGCAGCCAACATAAGCCACCGATTCCTACGCACATAACGGTCTACAATAACGAAGGTGGTCTTTGGTCTTCCTCCACCATTCTTCTGGAGCAGATAAGAACCATAGATAAACAGAGGCTTACAAAGTTCATAGGACATCTGAGTGATACAACAATGGCTAAGGTTGACGAGGGAATTCTTAGAAGCTTTGGAATAACACAGTAAAAAATTTTTGAAAAATCTTAAAGTTGACCAGGTTTGACCGCTTTTGTCACAACATGACCGCCTTGTAAGTGTGCTATAATATAATTGCGAAAGTATAAAACGAAAGCCTGTGTAGAGCAATCTGCGCGGGCTTTTCTTATACCTAAGAGGAGGTAACCAATGCCAACAAAGCCAAAGAAACCGTGTGGCTATCCTGGTTGCCCCAAGCTCACCCACGCTCGTTACTGCGAGGAGCACACCAGGGTGATGAACACTCGATACAACAAATACGAACGTCCTTATGACAGTGGCGAGCGTTATGGGTCAGCTTGGCGGCGTGTACGAAACAAATACATCAAGGCACATCCGCTGTGCGAGGCGTGTGAAAAACACGGAAGGCTTACCCCATCCAAGGAAGTGCATCACATCCTGCCTCTGGAAAAAGGTGGGACACACGATGAATCGAATTTGATGGCACTTTGTAAGTCTTGCCACTCTCGGATAACAGCAGAGATGGGAGACCGCTGGCACAACAAGTGAGAAAGATCCCAGGGGCGGTCAAAATCTCCGGGACCTAAATTGTTGACAGCGGGCTGGGGCTCCCGTGTGCAAAAATTCGTATTCAAACAGGGTATTAACCCCTCACCCCAAAAATCAATCGAAAGGAGAGCAAAACGATGGCCAA